TCGATCCGTCTCCCGTTCCAGTACACCCTGCGTACTGGTCCGCAGATGAACGCGCAGAACAGCGTTCAGCGCTTCGCCACCCTGTTGGTCAACCAGCAGCTCGGCGTCGACATCAACTTCACCTCGGTGGAGCGCGCGATGTTGCTGAACAACTTCGAAGAGCAGGTGCTCGAACCTGCCATGGCGCGCCTCGCGGCCGGCATCGAGAACTTCACCACGGGCCAAGTCAACAACGTGCCGAAGTTCACGGGCGCCTTCAACACCACGGCAACCTACGACCAGCTGCTCCAGAACGAGCAGTACCTGACGGAAGCCTTGGCGCCGGAAGATGACCGTCGCACCTTCACCGCGACCCCGCAAACCTCGCGGTACTTCGTGCGTGACAACAAGGGCCTCTTCAATCCCGAGTCGACGATCTCCGACCAGTGGTTGGAGGGCGTGATCGCGGACAAGGCCGCGGGCTACGTCTGCTTCCGTAACACGAAGCTGCCGACGCACGTCATCGGAACGTTCAGCACCACGGCGGCCCCGGTCGTCAACGGTGCTGGTCAGTCCAACCCCGGCGCGGGTAACGCGTTCGTTTCGACCTTCACTCTGAACACGAACGGCTGGGCTTCGGGTCTCACGACCTTGAACGCTGGCGACGTGATCAGCATTGCGGGTGTGAACGAGGTCGATCCCGAGACGAAGGCGTCTTTGGGCCGTCCCAAGCAGTTCGTCGTGACCGCGACCATCAGCGACACCGCTGGTGCGATTGCGATCCCGATTGCCCCCGGCATCATCACCGGTGGCGCGTACCAGAACGTTGACAACGTGCCGGCTGCCGGCGCGGTCATCAGCGTGTTCGGTCAGAGCGGTGCTGCCGCGATTGCCGCGCTCAACGGCGCGCTGATCAAGCAGTCCATCGGCTGGTACCGGGACGCGATTGTGTTTGCGAACCCCCCGATGCTCGACCTCAGCCCCCTCGTCAAGATGACGGCTGCGGAAGCGTTCGAAGGGTACAACATCCGCTTCGCGCAACAGTGGGATCCGTCTAACGACGTGCTCCCGGCTCGCCTCGATTCGATTGTCGGCGCCGTGCTCGCTTACCCCGAGCTGGCTGTGCGGAACATCGAAGTCGCGTCGGCTGCCTAATAACCCATAAGGAAAACGAAAATGGCTAACATTCAAGTTGGATATGGGCACGGCGACGTTGTCGGCATTCCGTTCGACTTCTACGGTGGAGCGACCCTGGTGGCAGGGTCGACGATCACCATGCAGACGAACCAGCTCCTCCTGAGCAACACGACCGGCGGCGCTATCGCCGTCACCATCAACCTCCCGCTGAACCCGGTGGACGGTTGCTGTGCTGAGATCAGCAACGTGTCTCCGTTGGCGGCTGATGTGCTGACGATCACTGCGATCAACGCCAACACTGGCGACGTGATTGCAACGTCAGGACTTGGCGTCCCTGCGACCATCACCGTGGCGGCTTCAACCGCTGGCGGTAGCGCAGCGGCGACGGTCAAGTACAAGTACACCCTGAACGGCTTCCAGCCGGCGTCGGGAGCGGCTGTGAATCCGCGTACTTGGTTCCGCGTGCAATAAAAAGAAAAAAGCACCGCCGCCCTCACCCGGTAGGTGCACAGTGGTGGACGTCCGCCCGTTTAAGTAGACGTGACAAGTCGGGAGAGACCGGCACTGAATTTTAAGAGAGGCGCATGACAAGTACCAACCAGGCGATCATCACCGAAGCTTTCCAGAAGCTTGACGTCGTACGCGAGGGCCGTCAACCGACCGCCACGCAGTCCGCCAACGGGATGACGATCCTCAACGACAACCTTCTGACGCAGATGCGCGACGGTTGGGGGAACATCGGCTGGTACCCGCAGACCATTGCGCAGCTTAACAGCAACGCGCCTCTCAGAGACGAAGACATTGGCGATGTGAAATGGTGCTTGGCCGGATGGCTGTCACCGCACTACGGCATCACAATCCCGCCGTCGCCGGACCCGGTGAACGGGTTCGACCTCGGCGCGCAGATCTACCAGGCCATGCGCCGGCTCACGAAGCGGTACCTGAAGTACACTGAGTGCGATCTTGGAGAATTGTCACGAAGTCAAGGGGGGCCCTGGGGCGGACCGAATTGGCTTTAATAATCAAAGACTTACGAACACCCCACGGACCTTGACCACAGCTGGATTTTTAAGTACACTGGCCGCATGAGCTTATCTCACACCGGCAAAAAGGCCCGCGATGCCGCAAGAGCGCGAGGCGAACAGTTTTATGTTTCTGGCAGGCCGTGTAGTCGTGGTCATGTAGGTCCGCGCTACGTCGCGAATCAGACATGTCTCGATTGCTCCAAGGAACAGCAGAGACGGGCTGAAGAAACTCGCAGAGCGCGCCGCGAATCTGACGCAGTGTTCGCAAAGCGGCGTCGAGCGCAGAAAGCTATAGTGAACCGGGCGTCGAACAAACGATGCCGCGGTAGAAAGTCCGCAGAGTGGGCTGCCTGGTACGCGGCTAGACTACAGCGCACACCGGCATGGGCCGACCTTCAGGCGATTCGGAAAATTTACAACGAGGCAGCCCGCCTAACTAAAGAGACGGGCGAACCCTGGCACGTTGATCACGAGATACCGCTAAACGGTAAGCTCGTCAGCGGACTGCACTTAGCGGAGAACTTACGCGTGATTCCAGGGATAGAAAACCTTAAGAAAGGCGCGAAGTTCATCATGAGCTGATGCCCGCGCAGCCGCAGACAATACCGCTCCCGCTCGCCTCGTACCAGCTCGCCGATCTGCGCGCTGCCTCGAAGCGTTTGATCGGGTGCTACCCGGAGCCGGCGCCGCAGACTCAGCCGGACGACATGAAGTCGCAGCAGCCGGCGGTGCTCCGCCGCTGGCCCGGCCTTTCGGCGTTCACGCCGAGCGGTCTGACCAACCCGCTCCGCGGGTTGTGGGAGATGGCTGGCACCGTCTACGCGGTGGTCGGGTTCGATCTCTTTACGGTGAACAGCTCCGGCGTGTTCACGATTGTACCGGGCTCCAGCAGCGGCATCACCGGCACCGGCTTCGTGCGTATGACGGACAACGGCGCCTGCCTGGTTATTTTGGTGCCTGGGACCGACATCTGCTACACCTACACCCCGTTCTCTGGCGGTGGCGGTTTCCAGCAGCTGACCAGCTCGTTCTTCCTGGCGCTGGGCGGCGCGATAGATGTGTGGTTCGTGGACAGCTACATCGTGTTCTTGGCGAACAACAACGGCGGCCAGGGCTCGTACACGTTCTTCAACGACGACGGCCGGCAGGTGTCGGGCAACGCGCAGATCACGTTCACGACCGCGGCCTCGTTCAACCGGCAGTTCGGCACCGACCCGTTCTATGGGATGTGCGTCGACCACCGCGAGGTGCTGATGTTCGGCTCCCGTTCCTCAGAAGGTTTTGTGAACACCGGCAACCCGACCGGCACACCGTTCAGCGCGGCCTCCGACACGTACATGCCGTACGGCGTTCACCCGCAGTGCCCGTACAGCATCGCGCTCCAGGACAATTCGGTGTTCTGGGTAGCGAATGATCTGACCGTGCGGCGGCGCGAGGGGCAGACCCCGACCCGCGTCTCGACGGCGGGCGTCGAGGCGGTGCTGTCGAACGCAAACAAGAACGGCTTACTGCCCGGGATGTACGCGCTGTCGTCGCCCGCGGGCGGCCCGACCTGGAACGGCCACCCGTTCTATATACTGACGATCCCGCTGGCCGAGCGCACGCTCGTGTACGACTGCGTGACGCAGCAGTGGTTTGATCTTGTGTCGGTGCTGGACGGGCAGGAGATCCAGTACCGCGGCCTGAGCTACTTCAACGGCTTCGGCAAGCAGCTGATCGGCGACTCGGAGAGCGGCACCATCGGTTACCTGGACGACACCGTCCAGACTGAATTCGGTAACCCGAACGCACCGGTCGTGTGCGCGTTCACGACGCAGCCAATCTACAACGGCAACAACCGGCTCACGGTGCGGCGAGTGGAAGCGGTGGTAACCGCGGGCGCGGGCCCGACACCGGGCGTCGCGCCGCGAATCACGCTGCTGCTGTCGGACAACTGGGGCCAGACCTACGACACGTCGGGAGATGACTCGCAGACGCTCGGAGTCCCGGGCGACACGGACAACCGCGCCATCTGGTGGAACCTGGGCCAGCACTACAGCCTGGTGTGCCAGTTCCGCGTGACGGACGCGTCACCGACCTTCACGGTGGACGTGCAGGCGATGATCGAGCCCTGCAAGTGGTAAACGTACTCGCGACAAAACCGGGCATCAACGGCGCGAACACGCTCTCGATCCCGAAAACGTGGGACGCAGCCTGGTTCCGCGGCTTCATCGCCAACTCGCTGAAGGGTGCGGACGTACGCAACGCTGTGGGAACGAACGGGATCACGATCTCGGGGAACATCAGCTCACCGTACGCGACAATATCGCTTGGGCCTGGGCCGATAGTATTGAACACTCCGGCGGGTACCGTCGCGCTGACCATCAACGGCGCCGCCGGTCAGGACGCTCTTGATGTGAAGGTTGCCGGTACGCTGATCTTCTCGGTTACAGGGACGAGTATCACAGGCAAAGGTCTAACGGCTAACGCCCAAGTAGACATGGCGCCAGACACTGGAACATTCACGGCAACTCTTACAGGCTGTACAACAGCTCCGACGGGTACAGCGCGTTGGGCTAAGATTGGGAATTTAGTCCTGCTACAACTTCCGGCTATCACAGGGACAAGCAACTCGACCGGCTGCACTTTTACCGGAGTGCCGTCGGAAATATGGACCACCGCGTCCGGGGCTTCGAACCAGTCTATACCGTTTATCGTAGATAACTCCGTGACTACTAACGGGGCGGTCAGTGTGGGCAATAGTGGTACAGTTCAGTTTTACAAAGGCGCTAGCGAGACAACTGCATCATTCACAGCGGCCGGGACTAAGGGTTTAAATGCTTCGGTTACTGTAGCCTATTCACTGTTTTGACGGTTTAACTTACGAGGTGAGTCATGACGAATCAAGTAGACAGAGAGGTGAGCACATGACGAACGAACTAGATCTGGCGCAGCACATCGCCGAAGCAATCAAAGACCATCCGCACGCCGAAGTGCGGATCAACCCGAACGTGCAGGCGCCGATCCCGCCGCACATCGCGGGCAACCTTTTGGAGTTCTTGCGACGCGTTCAGTCGACCGGCATGGAGGCCGTAGCGTGGGTGGAAGCCTACAACTTCGTGCAGCAGCACGTCCAGCCGCCGCAGCCCGGCGTGCCGTTCGGTGGGCTGCCGCCCAAGTGAGTATGAAATGATTTTGAAGTGGACAACGGAGTCGGTGATAGCCGCGGTGGCTGTCGCTATTACGTCGGCGGGCGCGCTGTATAACAGCAGCTATCACTGGGGGCAGGTGAACCAGCAGGTTGAAGAATTGAAAAGTCGCACCGGAAACGTCGAGACCCACATCGCCAAGCACGACGACCAGCTGACCGAGATCAAGCAGCAGAACGCCGGCATCCAGCAGTCGCTGAACGACATCAAAGACACGGTACGCGACATTCAGTTCCAAGTGAGGAAACCGCAACATGGCGATAACAAATGACACCGTACTCGATCCCTCTATCGATAGGCGGCTGGCTGTTGACCTGGACGCTGCAGAAAAAGACGTACTTACTGCCTACCTCGACACCAAAGGCAACTGGACCTGTGGACGCGGCCACCTGCTACCGCACCCAGCTCCCGGCCGCTCGTGGGAAGGTTTTACCGTTCCGCAGTCGACGAGTGACCGGTGGTTTAGCCAGGACATTATGAACGCGATGCGGCTCGCGCAGCGCTGGCCCGAGTTCGCGTCGTGTGATACCGACTGCCGTAAGAATGCGCTCTATGAGATAGCGTTCAACATGGGCAGCCGGTGGGAAGAGTTTGGCCCGACCCGGGCCGCTGTCAAGGCGCAGGAGTGGCAGACTGTTCACGACCACCTACTCGCCAGCTTGTGGGCAAAAGAAGTGCAGCCGGACGGGCTCGACAAGCCTGGCCGCGCGACGCGCATCGCTACCCAATTTCTTACCGGAGAATACCCAATTGGCTGACATCACCGGTATAGGGTCCATCGCGGACCTGGCAACCTCCATCATCGACCGGATCTTCCCGGACAAGACCCAGGCTGCGGCGGCGAAGGCCGCGCTCGCGCAGGCGCAGCTTGAGGGAAGTCTCAAGTCCATCGATGACCAGTTCCAGATCCAAATCGAGCAGATCAAGGCAAACGCCGCGGCGGAAACGAAGCCGGGCCTAAGTTTCCGCGACGGCGCCGGCTGGGTCTGCGTCATCGGGTTCACGCTCGCGATCTTGAAGGCGCCTATCGAGTGGGCGTGCGCGCTCGCCGGCCACGCTATCGCGTTGCCGTCCGTCGATACCAGTACTATCACGACCATGCTGTTCGCGCTGCTCGGCATCGGCGGCATGCACGTCTACGAAGCTACGCAGAAGTAGAAACGGCGACTTAGGTGGCGTACAACACCAACCTGATAGGCGCCGGAGATATCTACAACTCCGCTACCGGTAAGATCCAGTCGGGCGGTGCGCCGATACAGACGAAGGCCGGCGGCCAGAGCCAGGCCGAAGCCAACTACTGGGACAACTATTTCAACAGCGGCGCGATGCTGCAAGAAGACGCGGGCGCCGCGAACTTCAACAATGAAAAATTAAACCAGATCACCCCGCAGCAGCTGTCTAATTTTTCTTCGTACCAGGACGCTAAATCTACCTCGCTGTTCGACAAGATAGCCCCATCGCTGTTCCTCGCGGCAATGTCCGCAGGCATAGCTGCGCCTGTCGGGGCGTCCATAGGCGCGTCGATTGGCGGCCTCGGCGGAAGTATCGCGGGTGGCGCGGCGTCTGGTGCGCTAGGCGCCGGCATCACCGGGACGTTCAACGGCAACCTGTCCGCGAAGGGTGTTCTGGAAGGCGCCTTGACCGGCGGCGTTGGCGGCGGCCTCTCCTACGGGCTGGGCTCCAACGGGCTCGGGCTGAACTCGAACATCGCGAAGCCGTTGGGCGGCGCGGCGTCCGGCGCCTTGTCGGGCGCGCTCAACGGCCAGGGCGCGCTGGCCGGCGCCACGCAGGGCGCCATACGCGGTGCGGTGTCGGCCGGCGCGGGAGATATATCGAGCGGGCTGAACAACGCGACCGGCGCCACCGGGCTCGGTAGCGCATTT